AACACGGCAATTCATCTATATTCATACATTGCTCCGTTGTAATTCCACTTTCAAATTGTGAAAAAAATGGATTTTTTAATTGTTCGTATGGTATACAGTGATGAACAGTTCGTGCGATCATCTTATATAATTTGAAATTAGGATATCGTTCATCTCCATCTCGTTTATATAAAATGTTTTTTCCATTATCGTCCAAGCACCAATCATATATAATTCGCTGGAATTTATCCAATTTTGTAATATCACATTCCTCCCTATCAATCAAAAAATCGAATACAGAGCACGCCAAGCGCGACAAATCAAAACTATAATTTGGCTCTAATCGCGGTTTTTTCTTATTCATAAACGGCTCAAAATTATATTGTGTCGCTGCATCGCCGCCATTCGCAAAACTATCACTGCAAAATTGCTTCCCTTTAAATTTATAAATTGCTCTACCAAAATCAATCAATTTATAAATCTTACCATACGTCGGAACTCTATAATACTTTCCGTTGTAATAATAATCCAAGAATTCTTGGTCGGTTTCCACAAACATTATATTGTTTGTATGCAAATCATTGTGTGTAAAATGAAACATTTTTTGGTATATTATTAATGTCATTATTATTTGGAAAAGAGCAGAAGCCCCCATCTCCTCATTCATTGCGCGTTTTACTAATAATTCGTCCAAGGTTCCGTGGCATTTTTCCAAACATATCATTTGAACCGGAAAATCGTGTATATATGCATGCGTTTCATCTTCCTCTGCAACCGATGATTCATCCGATTCCGTATCCGATTCCGACTCCCATACAGATTCTTCGTCTTCTTTTTCATCGCCAGCTTCTCTAGTATTTTCTTCATCATCTTCACTATAATTATGCTCACTATTATTCGATGTATTTTCACTAGATTCGGAAGAAGACCGCGATTTATTGTCCGATGGTTTATCCGACGAATATTCTAATTCTAATGTTTCACCATCAATTATTTGCGTTACGCCGGGTAATTCATCTAATTCCAACTCTAATTGTATATCGCAACTTTCTTGGTCAATAACCAGTTTATTTTTATTATTACGTGATCCATAATTCATTAATTTATTTCTATCTGATTGATCCAAATTCTCAATCGTCATTATTTTTCCTATATTTCCATTGAAAAAATCGGAGTTGCACAAATATTCTAAATCATCCTCAATATTTATCTTGAACCTATCTTGTATGCCAAGAAAAGAACCATAAAAATCTACACCGTGTTTTATTCCGTGTTCATTCAATACTACACTCGTCAAAAAACTGAAAAACCCGTCCGTATATGATGCATTCTGATGACTTAATACCTTGGATAATATCGTTTCTTCCGTCATTTCAAGGCTTGGCAAAGATTTAGTTTTTGGGTCATCCAAATTATATTTACCAATCATATATTTTATCGGGTCCAAGAGCGGCGAATATTTGACAAATATATTACGTGTTAATTCGGATTTATCTCTCGAATCAACGATTGTATTCATATCCTTGAAATGATACCGATGATTTAATGATATCTGATTATAGTTTTGCGCATTCAATTCGAAGAATTGCGAATATAAAGGATTGTATCTCTGAATATTCGCAATATTTGTAGTGTTTTGCGAAATTACGTCTAAAGATGGCAACTGCTTGTTGTAATTTATATCGAATAGTTTAGGCATCTCCGCATTTATACAAGACATTCCCGTTAATATAATTATCAAGAATATATTGATTTTGCATATATAAACGATATTAGTCTAAATCGATAAAATAACATAATACTTAATATTATATGACTCTCGAATTAAAGAAATTCGATATGCGTTGGATTACATTCAAACCAGACGAAAATAAAGGTCCTGTTATCGTTATGATTGGACGACGTGATACAGGCAAATCGTATCTCGTGCGAGACCTCCTATATTTTCACCAAGATATACCCATCGGTACAGTCATATCCGGCACGGAAGCAGGAAACGGATTTTATGCTAAATTAGTACCGAAATTGTTCATTCACGAAGAATACAACACGGTCTTAATCGAAAATGTCCTGCGCAGACAAAAGGTCGTGCTAAAACAAGTCGCAAAAGAAATTGAGCAATATCGCAAGTCATCCATCGATCCACGGACTTTTGTTATATTGGATGATTGCCTGTATGACCAAACATGGACGCGCGACAAGATGATGAGAATGTTGTTTATGAATGGCAGACATTGGAAGGTGATGTTAATCATCACAATGCAATATCCCTTGGGCATTCCGCCCAATCTCCGCACCAATATCGACTATGTTTTTATTTTGAGAGAACCATACGCAACAAATCGAAAACGTATTTGGGAAAACTATGCGTCAATGTTCCCAACTTTCGAGTCATTTAACTCGGTAATGGACCAAACTACGGAAAATTATGAGTGTTTAGTCATAAATAATAACGCAAAATCGAATAAACTACAAGACCAAATATTTTGGTATAAGGCAGAAACACGACCCGATTTCAAGCTGGGGTCGAAAGAATTCTGGGATATATCAAAGGATTTGGGTAGCGATGACGAAGATGGGGCATATGACCCGTCAAAAGCCAAGAAAAAGACGGCGGGACAACAAATAACCGTGAAAAAGACGACACATAAGTGGTAAATCTCGCTACGCCATACGGCGAAGCGAGATTATAATACGATATTACTCGATAAAACCGCTTATCATTTAGCCTACTCGCTTTAAATACGATATATTACTCGATAAAACCGCTCACGGATATCCGTGTGCGGTTTTATTTACATAAAATTGATATATTATTTGTAGTTATTAATACAATTAATAACTATGTCAGAATTTACTCGTGATTTAGATGAATTATTATATTTATCGAATAATACAAAATCTCCATTAACTAGTTATTTAAAGAAAAATTATAGAGAAAATATACATTATATTTTTTGGAAAAAAATAAAAACAGTTAAACAAAATGGTGGGCAAAATAAAATAGTATTTATGCTTACAGAATCAGCATTCGAATTATTAAAAAATTCATATAATTTACGCAATAGATACATAGTTGATATAAGTGATACAGTAAAATGTATAAATGTTGGAATGTGTATTGAAAATCAGACCATAGGATTTATCGAGAACACATACAAAAAAACATTTAATGTAAAAAGACAGTATGTCTTTGGTAAATATAGAGTCAATTTATATTTTATAGATTATAAACTTGTAATTGAATGTGATGAAAACAATCACGAAGATAGAGATGCCGACCAAGAAAAACACAGGGAAGAATACATAGTTTCGCAGGGAAATAAATTCATAAGATACAACCCAAATATTGATTCATTTGATTTATCCAATGTATTGAGTGAAATAAATTACGTTTTGTTTTCAAAATAATTTGGTGCTTTTATAAATTCGTGCTTATATATAAATAAGCAACTATAACTACTTAAAGATACCTTATAATATATATCATACCAGTATGTCAGATATGAACATCGTAGAGCTTATCGAGAGAAACCCTATAACCAAGCTATCAAGTGTGTATAATAGTAAGTTATTGACCAAGATAAAGGATAATTTTACCGACTTTGAATCGCAATTATTCGTAAGTAGTTTTTATTGCTACTTGAATTATGATAAAAATGTAGATTTTATAGTTGATATGGATAATATATGGAAATGGTTAGATTTTTCTACCAAACAAAATACTATAAGAATGTTAGAAAAACATTTTAAGATTGATATAGATTATACTGAATCGGTGCTTATCAATATTGATAGGCACGAAAAAAGCAATAATGGCGGACATAATATCAAAAAAATAATGCTAACAATCAAATGTTTCAAGTCGTTATGTTTGAAAGCCCAAACAAAAAAAGCATCAGAAATCCACGAATATTATATGAAAATGGAAGAGGTCATGCATCAAATCGTGGAAGAAGAAACCGACGAATTACGACTACAATTGGAGCAGCAAACCACTCAATTGGAGCATCAAAATACGGTTATATCAGAAATTAAACAAACAACAGAGAATGAAAAAAGAGTATTGAATAAGGAAAAGCAACGTGCAGTCGAGCAAGCAACCATCGTCCAATTTCCATTAAACACGGAATGTATTTATTTCGGAACAATAGACAATACAAATGAACAAGGCGAAAAATTAATCAAATTCGGTCATACGAACGATTTATCCACCCGATGCATCGACCATCGCAAACAATACATCAATTTCATTTTGTGTTATGCCTTTCGTGTTCAAAACAAGGTAGAAATAGAGAATCTCATCAAAACCTATCCCAAAATCAAACGTCAAATTCGCAATATTGAGGTGAATGGGAAAAACAAGACCGAAATAATTGCATATGATAGCACCAATTTTACAACGGAAAAGTTGGCGAAACACATCAAGGATATTATTCATTCCAAGACATATAGTATCGACAATTTCAACAAAATAATGCAACAAAACGAACAACTGGAAACCGAAAACCGAGAATTAAAAGAAGAAGACGCCAAGAATAAGAACACAATTACAAGACAAGCGGTAGAAATCAACGAATTAAAAGAGCAAATCGGAAAACAGCAATCCAGTCTGGAAATAGTCCGCGTAGAAAACACTTCGGTATATCAAAACGTCTTAATACCGGAAGACGAATTAACAACAAAATTCAACGAATTTGTGGCGAATATTTGTATAGTCCGCCCCGATGTCGAAGATGTATCGGTAGATATAGAGGGCAGGTATCGGCTGTGGAGTCAAACCAAACCATCAAAAGAAGTATTTCACGCACTAAAAAGCTATTTGGATACTCGTTTCAAACCGAAAAGGGTTGGTGGAAATAACGGATATGTAGGCATCAAATTAAAACAGGTGGAATATAAAAAAGCATTACAAGATTCAACGGTGGAAAACTTTATATTCCAAATGTGCCGGTTTTCGGATAGTGGCAAGGTGTTAAATTCGGTATTATTATTGGAATATCAACGATGGAAATTAACAATGGGTAAAGAAATTGATGATAAAACCGATATAAAAGAAATAAAAGATTATTTGAATTCGTCGCAATATGCATTGAAATCGACAGTATGGTCGGGAACTACGAGTAATGAAGGGTATTATGGGTTGTCGCTATTTAAGGATATGGTAAAACCCAAACAGACTTCGACGACGGGTAAAAAGGTGGTGAAAATGACTATATCCACGAATTTTATTATTGGAACGTGGGATTCAATTGCGAGTGCGGCGCAAAATGAAGGCGTATGTGCCGCCAAGATGAGCCGAAGTATAAAAAACAATGTAATGTATGCCGATTATTACTATAAATTGTTGTAAATATCCTACTATATATTATAAATCTAATATAATATATACATATTTAATTACTTGTTGCTCGCAATTACTTCATTCTCTGCCGCGGTTTTTAGTAGCTCATCGCGCATATCCGCCGATGCAACCTCGCGCTCCTCGAAATTCACGTTTTCACGCACACCCACCAAATTGCCCTGCTCGTCCAAGGTCTGTGTCAAGACATTGCCGCTCTTTTTCGCCAATTTAATATTCTCCTCAATCGCCTTCCTCTTGGTATCCTTGATACGCGTATCGAACTCCTCCT